AAGCGTACAACAAGGCCGTTAGCGCGGCGGATCCGCAGCAGCAGGCTCTCGCCATCCGTGGCCTCTATGCTCAATACAAGCAGCAGGCTGGCCCGTCCCTGCTTTCGGGTCGAGCCAACGGCGGTCCGGCGCATCCGCCGTTCGGATCGTGGGCGCAGGTCAAGGAAGCCATGTCTAACCCCAAGTACGCCAAGGATCCGGCCTACCGTGCCGAGGTCTCTGAGCGCCTCCGCAACTCCAGCAACCTATGATGAAGCAACTCATTCTGTCTGTCGTCCTTCTGTCCGGATTCGCCTCTTGTGTGACCTCCGGAGACATCCGCGCCGTGGCCGATGCTCAGGCCAAGTACGAGCAGAAGACGGTCGCCGCGCTTGAGAAGCTGGCCGATGAAACGGCCACCAAGGATGATGTCGCTGAAGCCAAGGAGGAAGTTCGAGAAGCGTCTAAGGAATTCGCTGAAGCAGTTGAAGCTGTCGCTGAAGCAGTTGAGCAGCGCACCTCCGACACGCTCACTGGCCTTCCGGAGTCTGCTGAGGGTGGCTTGGTGGGCATCCTCGCAGCCCTCGCTTTGAACTACTACCGCAGCCAGACGCGCAAGAAGGATCTTGCCGTGGTTGAGGAGAAGGTGAAGCACACACCTTCTGCGTGAATCGCTGCCCGAAAGAATCGCTACCTTAGGACAGCTTCGCTGGAGGTCGGGCCATAGTTCCCGACCTCCTTTTTGTACACGACTGACGATGGTCGCTGGACCCAAGCCTGCTACGGCGGACAACTTGGCGGAAAGCAGATAGTCGGCTGATCGCTAACCCTTCCATCTCGACTCTGTTTGTAAAGTGAGCTAAGACAATGCCGATTCCGAATCTGTCCCGCCCGGGACAAGTCAACGGTGCTGGTAACCTTGATGCCCTGTTCCTCAAGCAGTTCAGCGGTGAAGTGATGACGGCCTTTGAACAGGCCAATGTCATGATTCCGCTGACGACCGTCCGCACCATCACCAATGGTAAGTCCGCTCAGTTCCCGAGCGTTGGTATCGCCCAAGCGGGATATCACACGCCGGGTACTGACCTCTTGGACAACACCGCCTTCACGGCTGGTACTTCGTTCAAGCAGGCCGAAACCACGATCACCATCGACGACCTGCTGGTTTCGACGACCTTCATCCCTGAAATCGAAGAGCTGGAGAACCACTACGATATCCGTTCGATCTACTCGACGGAGATGGGTCGTGCGCTGGCGTACACGGCTGACCGTCAGCTTATCCAACTTGCAGCCAAGGCTGCTGGCACGGCTAAGTTCAACGACGATCACACGCTGCCTACCCGTCCGATCAACGACGGCAACTTGGTGAGTGCCACTTTGGCTACTTCGGCTGGGGCTTTCATCGATGCGTGCTACACCGCAGCAGCTCGCTTCGATGAGGTCAATGTTCCGAAGGAGAGCCGTTACTGCATTGTGACCCCGGACACCTTCTACAAGCTGTACCGCGCTGGTACTTCGGATGTTGCCAAGGCCGTGATCCTGAACAAGGACATCAACGGTGGTGGCAACGGCACGCTGGGTATGCCGAGCGACTCGCTGGAGATCGGCGGCATCAAGGTGCTGAAGTCGAACCACACGCCTTACGCTACGATTGCCGCGGCGGCTGGCGATGGTACCAATGTCAACACTGGCCCGAGCAAGTACCAAGTCAATGGAACCAATGTGGTTACGACCTTCTTCACCACGCAGGCCATTGGCACGCTGAAGCTGATGGACCTCTCGATGCAGTCGGAGTACCGCATCGACCGTCAGGGTACGCTGTTGGTCGCTCGCTACGCGATGGGCCATGGCATCCTGCGCCCCGAGTGCGCCATCAACCTCACCAAGGCGTGATCCGGCTGGGGGCTATCCAATAGCGGGTAGCCCCCACCTCCATCTACAAACGGAAACATCATGGTCGTCTCCACCACCAAACTCCAAGCAGTCAACACCATGCTTTCAGGCATTGGCGAGGCCCCCGTGGCTTCGCTCCCGGCAACGAGGGCTGACGGACAGTTGGCGGAGACGATCCTTGATGAAACCACTCGGGAAGTCCTGTCTTCTGGTTGGCACTTCAACACCGAGGTCAAGACCCTGACCAAGGATGTCAACGGCAAGATCGCCGTGGCGTCCGACTACGCCAAGATCGACCTGTACGACGAGAGCCTGTCCCGCACCGACTACGACATCGTCGTGCGCGATGACGCTGGCACCCTGCGCCTGTACAACAAGGCGCACAACAAGAACACCTTTGTCGTTGGTATCGACCTCAAGTGCGAGATCGTCTACTACCAAGACTTCGAGAAGATCCCAGAGACCGCCCGCCGCTACATCATGATCAAGGCTACCCGCGTCTTCCAAGACCGCATTGCGGGTGCGCCGAATGTCCACGGCTTCCAGATGCAGGACGAGATCCGCGCCTTGGCCGACCTCCGCGATCAGGAGGCAACCGATGGCGACTACACCATCTTTGAAGGCTGGGCCGCCGGACGAACCGTGATGCGCCGCAGTGTCCTCAACAACCTGAACCACTTCTGATATGACGCTGACTTCCAAGGCACAGCCCAATCTGGTGGGCGGGGTTTCGCAGCAGCCGGATGCTCTGCGGCTAGATACCCAGTGCCGAGTTCAGGAGAATGCCTACGGGACGATTGTGGAGGGACTGAAGAAGCGGTTCCCCACCAAGTGGCTCAACTCGCTCACGGTTGCGGCAAACGATAACCTAGCGGGTGCCAGCTACCATTGGGTCAACCGCGACCCGCAAGAGCGATACTTGCTGGCGGTAGTCAACAACACAAGCACAGGAAACCAAATTCGGGCGTGGGATCTGAACGGCCTGCCTGTCTTCGTTCATTATCCGGCCACGCTTGCGGTGATCCAAAACTACTTGGCCCACTCGGCCATGACCGACTTCAAGTGGACCACCGTCAACGACTTCACCTTCCTGACGAACAGGGTTCAGCTTCCGACCTTCGGTACCCAGTCCGCCGCACAGGACAAGCGCAAGGCGTATGTGTACATCCGCGTTCCGGGGTACAAGACGAACTACAGCATCTCGGCAACCGCCGCCAGCGGTCCGGCACTGAATGTGTCGGTAAGTACTTGGGATGGGACCACGGCAGGTCCGGTGCAGGAAGAATGGACGGTCAACTTTACTTCGACAGTGGTTGGCACTGGTAGTGTCACAGTCCTAGGGTACACCCGAAATTTCGCAACCACGACTAACACCACCAACACCGCACTCAATCTTTCCACCGCCGTCAATTCGACTGGAGCTGGCGACAGCATGGACGATGTGGTGACTGGCCTATACACCGCCGGACAATCGTCCATGCGTATTCGTGGGGACTTCGGGGGACTGTCGTTTACGCCGACTGTGACAGCCCCCGGCTGTACTTTCACGGTCACGCAGACCGTCAACACGGGTCCGGCCACTGAATACAACAGCATCAAGACGGACGACATTGCCGTAGACCTTACCACCAAGATCAATGCCGCTGGTAGCGGGTGGTCGGCTACATCCTCCGGCTCGGTCATCGAGATCGCGCACGCCTCTCAGGACATCCTGAATGTCTCCACCAAGGACAGTGTGGGAGATACGGCCATGAAGCCGTACTTCCTGACGGTGGACAACTTTGACGAGCTACCGCCGCGTTGCCGCGATGGGATCGTGCTGCGTGTGCAAGGGTCCGTGGAGACCTTTGAGGACGACTTCTATGTCAAGTTCGTAACCAAGACCGCTGGCCTGTTTGACGAAGGAGAGTGGCGCGAGACGGTTGGTCCTGAGGTCGATACCGCGCTGAGCAATATGCCGCTGACCATCGTGCGGCGGATCGATACTGCTGGAACCATCACTGGCACTCCGTTCCAGCAATACTTCTCAGTCGAGTACTACTCGTGGTTGAACCGCCTTGTCGGGGATGACGACAGCAATCCAGCCCCGTCCTTTGTCGGCCAATCAATCAATGATGTCTTCTTCCACAAGAACCGCCTAGGCTTC